GTTATTCTGCGATCTACCATTAGGAACCCAGCTAACTTCAAACCTACCGTTAGGATCTGGATTAAAATGTACTTTAGTATCTTTAACCCCGTTCTCCCATTGGAAGTTTCCTCTAGTTGTTACGGATGAGTTTCTATTACCTTCGTTATAATCTATCTGCTCATATATCTTCATCAAGTTAAACAAGCTAGACTTAGTCTCATCTCTGAATGCGTGTTCTTCTGTCCTTGGGAACTGGCGGTAAAATTCGTTTAACGCATCTTGATCATCTCTAAGACCATCAACTTCATTCTCCCAGTGGTCAACAACACCGTAATCTATAACATCACCTCTAGGATCTACAACTTCTGTAGTTGGATCGTTAAACACAGGCATGCCATGTTCATCAATAAAACCTTCGTAGTTCCACTCCATGGGTATAAACATAGAATATAAACCAGACTTAGTCTGACCGTTCTTGTTTCTTTTACTAACGTCAGAATCTGTATATAAGTCTTTGAAGTTCTGACCACCTTTGTCTAGTGCGTTAGACGTTGAGCCCATCATGCATTTACCTATAATTCTACTACCTAACCTTAAACAGGTTTTAGTTACTCTCCAGTTGTTCTTTATATTGTCTGGCTTCTCCCACTTACCGCTTTCATCATGTACTAGTAACGCTAGCTTCTCACCATCGTAGCTATTGTCACCAGTGTTCTTCCAGTCGATAGTAGTGTCAAGACCTTGTATATCGTCTATCTCTTCTTTCTCTCTCATCTTCCTGCGTGTAAACTTTTTTGCAGGCACTCTATACGCTAACTCAGACTTAGGTCTATCCATACCGTCTTGAATTGGCTTGAAAAAGAAAGGGTAATTAAAACTAATAGGTACTACTTTATCAGTGAACATCTTCTTAGCATCACCACCAGATTTAGATAAGATCCCAAATCTACTATCACTTGCTAAGGTAGCTAAGTTAACGGTTTCAGCCGAGCTCATAAATGAAAAACCAGAACGACGATTCTTTAAATAGCACATACCGTAGCAGCGATTATCTGCTTTACACGCTTCCCAGAACAAAAAGAATAACCTGTTAGCCTCCCTAAAGTCTGGAGCACCAACATCTATTTTACTCCACTGAAGATACATATAGTAACTACCCGTTAAGTAAGTTGGTTTACCATTATTCATGAACCAATAACCATTGTCTCTTCTATTAAACTCTTCGTCTATGTAAGCATAGTGTTCTTCCTTGAAACTCTCAGGTTGGTTCTGCCAGTTGAATACTGTTTTTATTTTCTTTATTATAGGGTTCTCTTCAAACTTCTCCCACTTCTGTTCTTTCTTTATTTTACTTCTAGAGTAAACAGATTTAGGCGCTAGAGGTAGAGCTATCTTTAAGCCCTGTATCTCTAGCACCTCACCTATCTTACCAGTTTTAGATATTACTACGAAATCATGCTCTTTGTTGTAGCCGTGCTTCCAACCTTTAGATTTGTTTAATCTATTTAAAGTATTTAATCTTACTGGTTCTATTACTTTTACTAAACTCTGATCGTATTTCATTTAGACCTCCCTTCTGCGAAGCCTTTAAAGCTTGCCTTGCTTTCAGAAACCTTCTTTTCACCTAGCATTTCTTCTTCTTCTTGTATTCTATTAAGAATTTCGAACGCATCAAATATCGCGAGTTTCTTCGTTGCTGCAGCGTTCTTAAGCCTATCAGCTGTAATGTCATCACCACTATCAACAATAGCTTCTTTAGCCACCTTAATAAGCTCTTCAACCGCTCTATGCCCAGCTTGGATTATACTCTTCTTCGTTTCCTTTATATTCATACTCTACATTTATAAACCTGTCCATTACTCTATACAACCTTTCTCCGTCTACTACAAATTCAAATTCATCACCCGGAGAGAAACCCACTAGAGCTCCTTTATCAAAAGCGTGGGAGTATTTAACTATACCTATTAGAGGTATCTCGTCATTATTACTAAACTTGTCTTTACTCTTTAAGGGTTTTATAAAAGTAAAACCAGGTACGACCTTCCTGTCGCCAGGTTTACCGTACATAAAGAACTGGTCGTTCTGTAATAGAAACTCCCCTTCTTTTAGAAACCCTCTACCATTTTTTTCAACCCCCTTCACATTATGCCAACGCCTGAATACATTGTGGTGAATTATTAGCTCATCGCCCACTTGGATATTTAAAGGGTTGTGCATAGGTGTGGATACAACCTCAGCTCGGCGGTTTATATATGAGTGGTTAAATATCTCTGTATTTAATATCAAACTCTTCTCACCTACCTTTACTGAGTTGTTGTATCTATCTCCTATTGGTTTTACTATAAAGTCTAGTATTGGTCTCATTAATATTCTAAATCGTATTCAACAGAAACTGCCATATTCTTATTAAAGTCTTTCCAAGGTATAACTATGTCACCTTTTTCTATATAGATTGAGTACTTATCTTCCTCTTCTATTATGTTACATATAGTATGACCACCGTAAACGTTCTGACCAACAGCGTAATGCATTGAGTCATTCTTGTAGTCCTTGCCTATAGTAATCTTTCTTATAACACTATTCTGCATCCTTAGAGTGGTTTATAGCACCAGTAGATATATCAACGTCGCTAGTACCGTATTCTTTTTCTAAAGTATCCTGCAGTAGCGTTATAGAGTCCTGAGTAACTGCTAACCTATGAAGTAGGCTATGCTTAGTAGATTCTATCTTACCAATTTCAAAATGTAGTTTGTTAACTATACTAATTACTTCTTGAAGCTCGGTTAAGTGTTCTTTTGAAATGTTCTCTGCTTTTGGTTTTAAATCAACCACTTTGTTTTTCTTAGCCATTTTTAGTTTATTTAATTGTTATTGTTATTTCCCTTAGCTGAACCTCCAAAGAAGAAATCAACTATCGTGTTTACTTTCGCACTCATAGCACCGAATGCTGAACTTATGAAACCTATCTCGTAATCACTAAGTTCTAATGTATTCATCACAAAATACTTAAACATAACATACGTTATACCAAAGTAAGCTACAGTAAATAGTATAGCTAAAACCTTTTGTATTATTGCATCGTCTTGATATAGACTTCTAGCACCTTGTCTGTCTTCTACTTCTTTTGCGAAGGCTTCTTTCTCTGCTTCTAAAAGTATTTTCTTTAACTCAAGCTTAGCTTGGTCTCTTTCCTTGTCTGTGGTTACTACCTTATCGAGTATGCCTTCAGCATTGTCTACGATCTTACCGAATAGTCCACCTATTAATTTTCCTACCATAATTATCTGTTTGGATCTTTTATCATATCATCTATAACCTTATTCATAACCTTATCTGTATATGACTTATTGTTATAGTATTTATTACTTGCCGTCATTGGTATATCTTCTTCTCCTAGAAGTATTCTGTAAACTCTACCTATAAGCATGTTACACTTTTGAGAAGTCTTAAATATAGAGTACTTAATGGTTGTTCTGTTACGATGTCTCCATACATCTATCCAGCCCTGGTCTCTAAGTCTATCCCACCTCTTTTTATCCCAAGAGTAAGCGTATATACCATTTATAAACTCATCTCTAGTAAATCTATTCAAGCAGTTCAAGTATATGAGTAGTTCTAGGTCAGCGTCTTTTAAATCGTTTTGATTGCACGCCCATTTTCTAACCACTCGGTAGTACTTAAGTAGATTTATTTCCTTTAAATCATCTGCTGTTATTCTCATTCTACTAGAACAATATCTCTTAGCTTGATCACTCTGTACATAACCTCTTCATATCTGACATCGTGACCAGCGTGTTTGTCGTACATAATAACCATACCTTCGTTTATAATACCAGCTTGATCACCAGCAGATACTACTTCAGCTTTCTTGTATCTGTTGTCTGAGTCAGTGGTGTCAGTGAGTAACAACCCACCGACCTTTTTCTGCTCCTTTATAGTTTTTATAACTACGTAATCATTAATTGCTTTCATCTGCTCTTACGTTTGAGATTACACAATCTGCGGACATAACAGTTAAAGCTACACTAACCGCATTTTTCAGTGCCGATTTTGTAACCAAAACCGGATCTATTATACCTACGTTAATCATATCTACGGTCTCACCTGTTATTACATTAACACCGAGCCCTTCGCCTACAGAGGTCTGAGGGTCTAAACCAGCATTACCCAGTATGGTAACGAAAGGTGCTTTCAATGCTTCTGCAAGTACTGCAGATCCCGTGTTAACGGAAGAAATTTTTTCTGAGACATCAAGGAGTGCTACACCCCCTCCTGGAACTATACCTTCTTGCAAGGCGGCTTTAGTAGCATATATAGCATCCTCGACTCTATCTTTCTTCTCTTTAAGCTCTACCTTAGAACTAGCTCCTACCTTTATGATACCTACACTACCAGATAAAGTAGCCAGTCTTTGCTCTAGCTTTTTCTTTATAAACCCGTTCTGCTCGGTGGTTATCTGCTTGTCTAACTCTTCTATTCTAGCTTCAACATCTTCAGTTACTTCGTCTAGAGTTATAACAGTGGACTTGTCATCTGTAACGGCAAACTCAGCCTCACCTAAATGCTCTGGTGTTATCAAGTCTAAGTCATCTCCTAGTTCTTCATTGATTACTGTAGAACCCGTAAGTATCGCTAAGTCTTCCATAGCATCTTTACGCGTAGGGCCGAAACCAGGTGGATCAATTATGTTAACCTTAATGTTACCCTTAACTTTATTCATAAGTAAGGCAGACTTAACTTGCTGAGCTACCTGAGCCACTATAAGTAATGAACGATTACTCTTTATAACATGTTCTAATACAGATTGAATCTTACGTATGTTAGGTATCTCCGAAGACACTGTAAGGATATATGGGTTGTCTAATTCTGCTAAGTGCTTCTCTGTGTTTGTAATGAAGTGTGGGGATGTAATACCACAATCTATCTGAGCTCCATCCACAACGTCTACATAAGTATCTTCAGACTCGCTTTCTTCCATTAAAACAACACCATGCTTACCTACTTTCTCATAAGCTTCGGCTATAATAACCCCAAGCTTCTCATCGTTGTTGCACGATATTGCTGCAACAGATTTTAACATGTCACCCTCAACGTCAACAGACATCTCGTCTAACATAGATAAAACCTCATCTAAGCAAACATTAACCCCATCTTTTATTTCTCTGATTGATAATCCTGCAGCGACGGCAGAATTTATAGATTTAATAAGCGCTTCAGCTAATACTGTAGCAGTGGTTGTACCATCACCTGCTTCCTTTACTGTATTGCGAGCTGCTTCTTTAATGAGTGTAGCACCCATGTTTTCGACCGGGTCAAATAAGACTACGCTTTCTGCAACGGTTACTCCGTCTTTTGTTATGACCGGTTTGCCTCGTCCATCTTCGTATATCACGCATTTACCTGATGCGCCCAGTGTGGATTTAACGGCTAGTGCTAACTTATTAACTCCGGCGATGACTCTGTTTTTAGCTTCATCACCGAAGTCTAAGTTCTTCACCAATTCACTTGGTAAGTTGTATTCCATAATGTTTATTGTATTGAATTAAATTAAATTGTCGATGTTTATTTAAAAGTCTTCACGACTTTGGGTCCGTTAGCGAACTCCAGTTTTTTGGCATAATGTTGGACACTGCCATCGATAGCAGCCTCAGCCCCATCGAGTGTTTCTCTTCTTGTGACGTCAACCCATTTTTCTGAGTCGTTTGGGTTACTGACTTCCGTTTGGTAGTATCCATTTACTAATTGTGTTATACGCCAGTTTGCTTTATCAGCTAAATGCTTGTATTCAGCGATCTTCTCTTCCGATAGAGATAGGTTTCCAGTATTTAGGGTACTGGTTTTGTAGTAATAATAGGTCATTTGTTTTGGTTTTGGTTATTATTATTATTATTTCTTGTTTTTAGGTCCTCCTTTATATTTCTTAGGTGCCATAACTCCTTTACTATCTTTTCTAGAGTTGTAAGCTACCGCAGCTTTTCTAAAGTCAGCGTATGATTTGTATTTCTTTTGCACCCCACCTTTGTTAGCTTCCCAAGTTGCTTTATAAGTATTACCAGTACCTCTTTGGGTTTTAACTTTCTTAATAGTTTTGGCAGTTGCAACTTTCTTTGCTCTTGATACTGGAGCTGCTTTAGCAGGTGTAATCTTCTTAGCAGTGTAAGTACCTTTAGCCATAGACTTAACAGCTTTGGTTTCTGTTTTCTTAGCTACCTTAGTAGCTTTCTTAGCAGATCTCTTAGCTTT